CGCCGCGCACGACGCGGATAAGCTCCGGCTGGACGGCCTGCCCGACGATTTCGATGCTGCGGCCTATGATGCCCTCAAGGCTCAGGCGGACGGCAAAGAGCCGCCGAAGACCGACGAGCAGGTGACCCGCGTCCGCGAGCAACTGGAGCGCAAGCACCAGACCGAGTTGGGCAAGAAGGATGAGCGTATTGCGGCTCTTGAGGGTCAAATCCGCAAGGTCACAATCGATGATGGCCTGTCGAAGGCAATGGACGAGGCCAACGTTGATCCCAAACACAAGACCAAGCTGCTACCGTACCTGAAGGCAATCGGCGCCATCAAGCTCGATGAAGTGGATGGCGAGTTCAAGGCTGTGGTCGAAACCGACATGGGGCCCGTGGCACTAGCCCGGTTCGTCACCGATTGGGCTGCATCGGACGATGGCAAGGACTACGTGACCAAGCCGAGCGGCCCGGACGCCAGGGGCAATAATGGTCGTGGCGGCGCCGTCGAGGCCAACCCGTGGGCCAAGGACACTTTCAATCTGACCAAGCAGGGCGAAATCGCTCGCGCTGATCCGGCCAAGGCCCAGCGCCTGAAGGCCGCGGCTGGTACCGCTTAGTCAACTTCATTCGGCGGCGCATTGCCGCCCGATCCACGCGGGCAGTGCTCGCATCTCCCCGCAGCCGTGCCAGTGGCCGGTTGATTTCACACAGAAACCAGCCAATCACAGGAGCTTCCAATGGCTGCTACTCGTATTTCCAACGTCATCGTGCCCGAGGTGTTCAATCCGTATGTGATTGAGCGCACCGCGGCGCTTTCGGCATTTTATCAGTCCGGCATCATCCAGACCGTGCCGGGCCTCAACATCTTGGGCGAGAAGGGCGGCACCACCATCGCCATGCCCTTCTGGCAGGACTTGAGCGGTGACGATGAAGTCCTTTCTGATACGTCGCCGCTCTCGGTCAACGCGATTACCGCCGCGCAGGACGTTGCCGTGCTGCATGTTCGCGGCAAAGCGTGGGGCGCCAATGACCTCGCCAAGGCGCTGTCGGGCGATGACCCCATGGCCGCTATCGGCGACCTGGTCGCGGCCTACTGGGCTCGCCGCTGGCAGGCGCTGCTCATTTCCTCGCTCACCGGCGTGTTTGGCGCTGCCAGCATGGCGGGCAACAAGCACGACATCAGCGGCGGAGGCGGCGCGGCCGCCGTCATCAGCGCGGAAGCGACGGTCGACGCGATCTATAAACTGGGTGACGCCGCTGGCGGCCTGACCGGCTTTGCGATGCACTCGGCGACGGTTGCCCTTCTGGTGAAGAACAACCTGATCGACTTCCTGCCCGACAGCGAGGGGCGTCCGACGATCCCGACCTATCTTGGCAAGCGCGTCATTGTCGATGACGGGATGCCGGTGTCGAACGGGGTCTACACCTCCTACCTGTTTGGGCAGGGGGCGTTCGGGCTGGGCGAGGGCAATGCTCCCGTCCCGACCGAAACCGACCGCGACAGCCTCCAGGGTGATGACATCCTCATCAACCGCCGTCACTTCGTGCTGCATCCGCGCGGCGTGAAGTGGCTCGGAGCTTCGGTGGCCGGCGCGGCCCCGACGAACTTGGAGGCGGCCAACTCGGCCAACTGGCAGCGCGTTTATGAAAATAAGAACGTGCGTATGGTCCAGTTCGTGCACCGCATCGCAGCGGCCTGATCCAAGAGGGGCGGCTTAGGTCGCCCCCTTCCTCCCCTTTTCAGCACATAGGAGGCTGCAATGGCTGCTCCCCGTACCGGTTTGCCCCGGTCTCTCCGGGCGCTTTACGATTGGCTTGACGTCAACGTGCCCGACCAGAACGATTACAACCAACTCCAGAGCGACGTGTCCGCCCTTGAGGGCGGTCTGGCCGACAAGATCGACGTGTCTGCGCTCGATGAGGTCGATCCCATCGCAGAGCCTGCCGAGGCGACAACCGAGGACATTGCGACCGCGTTCAACGCGCTGCTCGCCGCGCTCAAGGGCGAGGGCGAGTGATATGGGCCTTGCATCATTCAACCGTATGCGCCGCGAGCAAGCGGCATTGCTGAACTCGACGGCGCCGGTGATCGCCGAGAAGGTGGCCAAGCCCAAGGCGGACAAGCCGGCGGAGGTCGCTGCGCCCGAATTGGTCAGCGCTACCGACGCCCTGGCGCTGTCAAACGGCCATTTCATGACATTCAGGGCCGCCGCGAAGAAGGTGCTGGGCGATGCCCTGCCGGCCAAGAAGCCCGAGATCGTCGCGGCGCTCGAAGCGCTTGCCGGCGGCGGTGAGCCTGTGAGCGAAACCCCCGATGGCACGCCGACGCCTGTTCCCGACGCTTGGGAAGCAATGACCGACGAGGAACTGCTTGCGCTTGCTGCCGCTCTTTCTGGCGGCCCTGTGACGGCCTCTGGCGAGCAGCAGCCGGCTGAGCGCGCCAAGTCGATCATTCAGGCCACGGTCGATGACCGTGCGAGCCGCGCATAATGCTGTCCTACACTGACCCTGCCGTCACCGTCGCAGAAGCCGACGCCTATGCCACGGCGCGCGCGTGGGCGAATTGGACCGGCAATGACACGGTAAAGACCGCCGCCCTTCGTCGTGGCCAGGATTACATTGCCGGGGCCTATAACGGTCGCTGGGCGACGGAATGGGACAACGACGCTGCCCCGGAGCCGGTGAGGTTTGCGATCATTGAGGCGGCGCGCCGCGAACTTGTGACGCCAGGATCGCTTAGCCCTGATTATGTCGCGTCCAAGGTCATCACCAAGGAACGCAAGAAGGTCGGCCCGCTGGAAAAGGACATTCAGTATGCCGAGGCGACCGGCGCTTCTTCCGTGCGCCCGGACATTGCCATTATCGAACAACTGCTTGATGGTCTGATCACATCTGGCTTTGGCGCGACCGTCGCCGCATATCGGGTTTGATCGATGGCCGAGCCGTTCGATTATATCGAGAGCCAGGCAGACGCCAACGAACTCATCGCAGAGTTCGGTCAGACCGGCGCTATCCCTCGCACCGTCACCACGCCTCCGCCCAATGACTGGACGCCCGGCACCGAAACCACAACCTATCACGCCGTCACACTGGCCGTGCTGCCGATTGATGAAAAGCGCATCGATGGCACGCTCATTCTCTCCGGCGATAAGCAGGTGCTGATTTCAGCGCAGGGCCTATCTATCGATATAGTGGCCGGTGACATCGTGATGTTCAACGGTTCGTTCTCTGGCGATGTCTACACCGGCGAAGAATGGACGATCAAAGACCCCGGAAGGCTCGATCCAGCCGGGGTGACGGTGGTTTATGACGCGGTTGCGAGGCGATAGGCAACGCTCACCTTGCAACTGTGATGTGGACCTCACGACCCACTTGGCCACTGCCGTGAATTTCGACCAACACGAGGGCGTCGCCACTCAAAATATCTCGAGCTGCAGCGTAGGAGATTGATCCTCGAGAGATTAAATCCTCCATGATGGACCTGTTGAGCTCGTCAGCGAAAAAACTATCACCTTGATCAAGTCGGTCCCTGCGTCCGAAGCGGTGATAGTTGGCACGATCCTGACGAATTACCTGCCAAGGCTTGGTAAGGCGATGTCCGCTTGAGTTGTAGAGATCTTGATAGCCGATATGGGCAATGTAGCTCTCGATCAGTCTAAAGGATTGGGGTGCGCTACGCACTGTGGACTGGCCGTTCGCGCTGGTCGAAATAAGAAGTGCAGTCACGCCCGCAAGTAAGAATGCTTTGATGCTCATTGCTGTCCCCCATGTCATCGATGATGAATTTAGGAGGATCAGACTTAAAGAGCGTGATTGTTTTTCTTCAAAGTTTAAATTTGTCTCTGGCGCCGTGACGATTAGTAGATTTGGGACAATTATCGATGCTCAAGCGCCTAAGCCAGCGTCAGGTTCTCGAAAACCTTGCCAATGAGTGGGAACAGCAGCTTGCCCGCGAATGGTTGGACGCGATCCGATCCATCACTTCTGCGGTCGTACTTAAAGACCTGATCGCAGAGCTTGAGCGCGGAAACCTCGAAGCCGCAATGCGGATGCTGGATATTACGCCAGAGCGGTTTGCCCGGTTTGAGGCGGGGATTCTCTCCGCTTACAATTCGGGCGGCGTGGCTACGGTCAACGGTATGCCTGCGCTGCGGGGGCCCGACGGCAACCGCGTGACGTTCTCGTGGGGCGTTCGCAACCTGCCAGCGGAGCAAGCTATGAGGCAACACGCTGCGGGGCTCGTGGACGGACTTGTGGGCGAACAGCTTACATCGGTGCGGAATGTGCTGGTCGATGGCCTCGCCCGCGGCCAGAACCCGCGCCATACGGCCTTGGGGCTGGTGGGCAAAATCAATCGCCGGACAGGCTTCCGAGAGGGCAGTTTGATCGGCCTGACGCCATCCAGTTTGCAGACGCTCGACAAGATCTATCTCGGGCTGCGTGCGGGCGATCAACAGGCCATGCGCGACTACTTGGCATACGCATTGAGGGACAAGCGCTTTGACGGCCATGTGCGCCGCGCGCTGGAGCAGGGTGGGTCCGTGCCGGTCGATGCAGTGGACCGGATCGTCACCGCATATTCGAACAGGGCATTGAAATACAGGGGCGACACGCTGGCCATTACAGAAACCCATATAGCGCTGGCACAGGCCCATAACGACGCATTCGCCCAACAGATCGCCTCGGGCAAACTGGATCAGCGCGACATAACCAAAACGTGGCGTCGAACCGTTAGCCGAGAGCCGCGCCACGAGCATTTGGCCATGGTTGGGACGGAAATGCCTTTCGATCAGCCATTCACTTTGCCTGATGGCGTTCAGTGCGCAGGCCCTCACGACCCAGCGCTTCCCGCCAAGCACCTCATTGGATGCAAATGCCTGCTGGAATACCGCATAAACTTCGCCGCTCAAGCGTTCCGCAGCGATCGGGAGGAAGGTCTTGTCTAACTCCTTCAGCGCCACAATTTCCAACTGGGCCAAGATGACCGAGCGCGCTATCGCCGCTGTGTTCAAGGAAGCGGCTCAAGACCTAGCCATTGAACTGAACAATGAGGTCAAGCGCCAGGTCTATGATCGCCCGCCCGCACCGACCTATCCGAAACGTTCTGGATTTCTGCGGGCTTCGCTTGTCGCCAGCACCGAAAAAATGCCCGAGTTGGTCCGGGATAATCCAGGTGGGGATTTCAGCGAAGACGCGCATATGCCTGCGGTCCTGCTGACTATTCAAGGTATGGATGGGGACAACGACGTTTTGTATTTGGGCTACACCAGCCGGTATGCGGCCTATGTGCATTATGGCGCAAATGGTGCGCCGCCCGCGCCTTGGGTCACGTTGGTAGCCCAGCGGTGGCAGGAGTTGGTCACGAAGGCTGCAGAGCGAGTGAAGCGGCAGTACGGGCTCTAGTCGGCCAGTCAGATCTGGTGCCCGAATTTGTAGAACCACCGGAAGGTGGTGGCGATCTCAATGATCTGGTGATGGAGACAGCTCTTGGGTGCCGTTAGCAAATTCTGTTCGAGCTGATCTCATTCTCATTCAATAGTTCAATAGCCCGATGCTACCGGCGGCTCGGGCGCAACACCCATGGTAGAAGCAATCTGCCCAACCGTGGTGATGTCATCGCAGCCAGCGGGGCGGAAATAATCGACCATCGTATCGACAGCACCCCCTCCAAGCGCATCTCTCTCACAGCCTGCGCGTATTTGGAGATTATCATAGATGGAACCTTGAGGAATTTTAGGAGGGTTATCGGCGTAAAACCAAGCCGCATCGAAAAATTCCTGATCCAATCCGTTGGCGCAGGAATATCTAAGGTCCTCTGGAGTCGCGGAGGGTATCAAGAGACAAAATTCGGCACCGCTAATATTTATAGACCGATAACCCCTCCAAAACCGATGCGGGTCTGGAGCAATAAATCTGGCACCGACCAGATCAGCATTGGTGAAATCGACAGACCAAATCCTTGTTTTATTAAAGGTTGCAGCACTCAGCCGCGCGTTTCTGAAACTCACTTGGTGGAGGGTACTCATTACGAAACTCGCCTGGTACGCGTCGACCATGTCGAACCTAACGTTCGTAAAATCGACCCCCTCGAAGTGCGTGTTGGAAACGTAGGTTCTGGTAAAATTGCTATGTTCGATGGTCCGAGGTGCTCCGCTGAGCCCAGCGATGCGCATATTTGTCAAGTTTGGCCGACGCGTACAAAGCTCTTCAGCAGTAATTCCTTGCACCGCTTCACAACTCAGATCCAGACCGCTGATTGGTTGTTCCAACGCCATCAACATCTCAATCGCGTACTTTTTTCCAGTTGTGCCTGCACCAGTCTGGCTAAGGATTTGCCAGGCAGAAGCCAGTTGCTGATCGTACAGCGCCTGTTGCGTCAGCTTGGTCTGCTCATTTGCGACGTTGAGGCCGATAACTGCGAGCACCAGCGCAACAAGACCAACGGCCATCGCGATCGCTTCGCCCAACCGCAGCGCTGTGCCCCAGACTCGATGATCCCACCATGGCAGAGGGTCTTTTTCCGGCCCGGCCACCATGACCGTGAGGTTCTGCTTGCGTCCCTTGCGGATAGCGCGCCGCAGCCCCTCGGCGCTCACATTCTTTCTCATTCGACTTTAAGGCCCCCCAACGACTAATCTGAACGAAAACAAAAAATCCGATGCGGTCAAGCTGACAGAGCTTCTGGAGCTGCACCGTTTTCATTGGAGGCATGATGGCCAGCGTTGAGCAGCGGTTGAAGAAAGCCATTGAGGACCGAGTCTCGTCGATCCCGCTTGCGGGCTACACGAAGTTTTCGGGCACGAAGGCGCCAATAACGCTTTCACCGACAATTAAATACCTCCGTTGGACGCTGACACCGAGTGCCACGCAGCGTGTCTTCATCGGCTCAAAGGAAGTGAGCCGCAGGCCTTATGTGTTGCAATTGGATGTTTACGAGCCCACGAATGTTCAGGGCGCGGATCACGAAGCGCGGGCCGAAACTGCCGCTGGCATAGTCGTGGCACACTTCCCGACTGACATGAGTTTGGCACACGACGGCGTACGCGTGCGGGTGACAAAGGCCCCGTATCCAGTCCCGCTATTCGTGGATAAGGCGCACTTGCAGCGCCCGACTATTGTTGAACTCGAAGCCTACGAATAGGAGTGCAGACATGTGCAAGGAATGCGCCGAACGCCGCGAGGCGCTGATTGATGCTGTCCTTGAAGGCCGAATTGCCGCCGCTACTGGTCACGCGATCAAGGGCGCCGCCGAAATGGTTGGCCTGAAGCCGAAAGGCGATAGCCCGAAGCCCCGCAAGGTGCGCACGCCTAAGGCGTAACGAACTCATTTCCAATTCCGGCACAGCCGGTTGACCAGCCTGCCATTCCGGCGGGCTTTTTTGTGCAGGAGAAACCCATGAGCGGTTTGCAGAAAATCGCGGGCACGGCCATTTACATTGGCAGTGCTCCGCTCGCCTATAAGACCCGGTACGAGCCTTCCGACTTCGCCGGCATTACCTGGACGCGCATTCTGCGCGCCACCAATATCGGTGACCTCGGCGCCGAGCAGGAAGTACTCAGCCAGCGGATCATTGACGAAAACACTACCGTCTATGCCAAAGGCGGAATCTCGTTCCCCGTCATGACAAATTCCTTTGTCCCAGTCCGTGATGATCCGGGTCAGGCCGCCTTTGCTGCAGCTCAGCGCGCCTGCAAGCCTTATCCATTCCGCATTGTGTGGGGCGCTGACTGCGAAGAAGTCGGCACGGTCACGATCTCCAATGCCGAGCCGGGAGTGGTGACGTGGAACGCCCACGGCTTTGCCGATGGCACACCGGTCACGTTCTCGACCACCGGCGCGCTCCCCACAGGCCTGACGGCTGGCGTGACCTATTATGTCGTCAGTCCCACCGCGAACACATTCAGCGTGGCAGCAACGGTCGGCGGCACTCCAATTGATACTTCGAGCGCGGGCAGTGGCGTCCACACCGCGACCGCAGTGCCTGTTGGGGAAACCGACCTTATCGTCGGCTTTGCCCTCTACGGCACCAAGACCGGCGGCGATGCCTCGGCCAATCGCGGCATCAACATGCCGATCCAGCCGATTGCCCCCGCCATCACGATCTAACCGAAAGCCGCTTGCGGCCTAGCCGGGATGCGGCGTGGTTCACCGCGTCCCGGCGCTCATGAACCTGAACCGGAGAACTGATATGGACATTCAGTCGATCAAGAAGGATTCTGCTGCCATTGCCGAAGGCCAGTGGGTGGATAGC